CGAGTTACTCTAACACCAACCCCCCCCGGGTAACCCCCATGGCGCGGAGTTTCCTCCACGCTTAGGGCCCTAGGGCTACTGTTGAGCCAACAAGATTCCTCTTGCAAGAGGTGCCTTGGTAGGCTCTTGTCGGATCCGAACAGGATTCGGCCAGTAGTTTGGTGTTAGGAGGCCTCCATCTAAGGATAAGCCGTTAGGGTTAACTACGAAAGTAGCCTCCCGAAGCGCGTTATCTCGGTCGGTTCAAACGAACTGCCCAAGATGGTAGCACCGGATAAAGTCCCCACCCCTCAACCTCTGGTTGTAACGGTTGCGTAGGCGGGATCTACAAAGTACCCCGCCACGTAGGCCGAAACTTCCTTTGGAAGAGATGGGGCCATAGTGAATGTAGAGCCTTAGGTTAGAGTTACCCCTTAGGGCAATTGGCTTCCCTCCTTGTCGCCAAGGCAGCTAAGCGCTACCATTGGAACGCTCACTGGTTGCCCAGCGGCGAGAGGTTATCCGAAAACCCATAGGGCTTCTTTAACTTAATCTCCCTAACTCTTCTTACCAAGCGAACCAGTATCGGTTATACCGGTAGGCGTGGCTTGTCGAGGAGGAAGTTTAGGCTTGTTACGGCGATCACCGCGAGATGGAAGTACATGGTGGTTTTGGATTACGTTCACCAGCCCGTCAAGGCTGATGTCCGTAAGAGCCAATTCCCTTATGTACTCTATTCCGCGGCACATCGCTGTCAAGTGATTCATTATGGTTACTTTATTCGATGCGTTGGTCTTGCTTTTCCTTGTAGACAACGTTTGGAACGGATCTAGGAACAAACGAACGTCTAGGTGTAACCACCCGGACAAGTCGTCTGAACTTCGAACCGCTCTAGCTTTGTCGAACTCTAATTGCAGTTCTGCGATATTTCTTCGCAGAACCGCAAAAGGAGGCAAGGATAGCAGTAATGACTGAGCATCCAGCCCTTCAGGCAGGCATGATAGGTACTTTGCAGCTTCCAACTGGAAGCCCTGCAAAGCACCTAAGTGCCTCTTGATTGCCTCTTCCAGGACCCTTGCTTTGCACTCATTTAGAAGTACACAGATTCTCTCTGTGGACCTCTTCCATGAGAAGCAACCAAGGGACCCTCCCAAGAGCACCAAGCCGAGTTTTTCGCACTTGGTGTGTCTTAGGAGCCGACTATCTTCTCGCGAAGGTAGAAGGAAGAATCTCCAAGCCTTCTCAGCGAGACGCTCTGACAAAGCGCCTCTGCCTAACAAGGCGAAGAGGTTGGCAAACAAGCTCCGGGAAACCAATGTTTCGGATGGCAATAACCACCGCGCCTCAAGTTCTCTGAACCACACGGCGGTCTCGTAAAACGAAATTCTTTTGATCGCCTTTGTCGGTAACATGTTACCGCCATTAGCTTTCAAAGTCTTTTCGGATACGAACCGTATCGCGTCGAACATTGAACCAAAGGGTGCGGGGGTTACTTCCGTTCCTCGAAGTATGACTCTCTTGGCGAATTCGTACATATCGTGAGATATGAATGTCTTTGCTTCAGAGATATCCACTCCCAACCCCCCCATAATTGCCATGTACTCCTTCGCGACGGCTTCGTGAGCAATTACGATGTCGTCACCTAGGAGAACGTAACGATCAAAGTTGGCTGTCAAACCAACCTTTTTCGCTGCGTACCTGACAATTAAATGGTGAGTCACACTAAACATCGTCCAGGAGCTATAGGCCCCCATGGGTTGACCAACCCCGTATTTCACACGGGATTTGTTTCCCCAAGAGGTACTATACTCCCTTTCGGTGAGTAGTTGACGCCAAGCGGCCGCATATTCTTTATTTCCAACAAGCGCGCCCAGAACGGGCTCCTGTATTGCTACAGGGACTCGGTCTGTCGCACTTGAAAGATCTATTGAATAGAACGGTCCGTGAGAGGGTAGTTTGGATCGGAAGGACCCTTGATTAAAGGTGCAATCAGGCTTCTGCCTTCGCAATAAAGCCATTAAGGCCTTATGCAAAGGGAAAAGCGTAGATTGCGTCCAGTAATCGAGGATCGCAACCACACGACACTTAGCTTCTTTGTCCTTGACTAGCGAAAGCTTACTTAATTGGGATTTGGGAGACAGAGTCTCCCCTCTCCGGTTAGTAAAATTTCGCAGCCAAGCAAGGATGCTGACGGACTTGACTAGTTTCAGTCGTTCGACGACAGCATCTCCCCCCAGGATTTGCAGGTTGCTAATCTGCTCTTCGCTGAGGAGGTGTGCGTCTTCGACAGAACCTATGAGAGCTTGCGCGTTGGGACCGGATTTGGTTGTTACGTGACACTCCTCCCACCGAGGGAGGGGTATCGCCCAACCTAATTCCCTTACCAAGCCTGCGAGGGCGTCTCCGATAACACGGAGATCATAATCGCCTTTGTAGGGTTGGGTAATAGGAAGAAGGTCAGGAGATTTCCAACCAGGTAGAATTCGAGAAACGCCCAGCAGGGTGTTCCCGAACCTAATCTGGAAGGGATCGCGTGACACAAACAACTCATTAAGTTCAGTCTCTCCAGTTGGAAGACCGTCCTTGTTGAGTTGAATGCCAAATCCTGGCGAGGTATCGAGCGGGGTGCCACCCATGTACCGGTGGTAACACAATCGGAGGGCTTTAAGCCATCCAATCGTGTCCACCGTTCCACGTGTGTCACAACGTTTCAATACCTTACCTAACCACGTGACAAGAAACCCGTCGACTATGTTAACCCTTAGATAGACTTTATTCACGTATGTTACCAACATACGGAAGATTGTCAATTTAAGTTTTAGCATATCTAGTGTTTGTTGTTGTGTCTTTCCTGGATTCATCTTCGAGGAACGAATCCTCCAGGGCCCCTTTCGGGAAGGATCAACTCCCACTGCCTCACAGCAGTGATGAGTGTTCTTTCTCGTCAGACCCGGCCTTGGAGCCGGAACATCGGGTATTAAC